TTCTGCATGGTTGGCGGTTTCGGCTGCTGTTCCTGATTGTTTACAGAATAGCCATCCTCAATAATGATGCTGCATTCCTCACCAGTAGAAACCCGTGTAGCGATTGCCTGTAAGCCCTCTTGCTCCAGCCATTGCCCGAATGCCTGTAAGGTGCTGCTATCCATCTGTTCCAGCTTGTCCAGCAGCACAAAACCGCAGTCTGGATTCAGTTTGCGAACAATGGCAGTTGCCACACGCAATTGTTCCGAACCGCTCATGCTGTCCCACTGTTTGCCGTGATACTGTAACGCACCGTTTTCCACCGTCAGCCCTTCTAACGGCAGGTCAGCGGATTGCAGCAAGTCTTGCTTTTCTTGCCGGAGTACGGAAATCTGTTTGGTCAATGCTTCGTAATCCTGCCGATAGGTCTTTGCTTCTTCTTCGGCGTGTTCCTTGTTCAGGTTGTCCCGAATTTTCATGTTGATGGCATCTATTTCCGCAATGCTCTTTTCCAGTTCAGCGGTAGATTCGTCCTGCAAATCCTGTGCGGACATCTGTGCAATCCTTGCATTCTGTTCTGCCTGTTCCAGTCGTTTTTTGGCTGCGTCATAGGCTGCCTGTGCAGCAGTGAGTTCCTGTGCATACTGAACGGCATGTTCTCGCTTTCGCTGATTTTCGCCGTTTCGTGCCAGTATCGCTTGCTGTTTTGCAAGGAGTTCTGATGCAGAAACAGGCGTACTGGGGACGTTCTCCCAGCATTGCAACTCTGAAGCGTACTTTTGTTTCTGGTCTGCGATTCTGCCGATGGCGGTTCTCTGGTTGTACAGGCGGCTTTCTTCTGCTTCCAGCTGTGCGAGTTGGTCGCCAATGCCAATGATTTGCAGCAGAATTGCCGCCTTTTCCTTGTCGGATGCATGCATAAACTTTGGCAAGTCCAGTGCTAACGCAGATAGGAACGAGTTTAGCAGCTGCTGTCCTGCCTTGTTCCCGTGTGGGTCGATGACTTTCAGGCTGCTGTTCTTGCCCTTTCGCTCCACAATCAGCCCGTTGGACAACTCTACATGCAAGATGGGGTCAGTGTATGCTCCATCCCTTGCCGCAGCAGTAGGCTTGTACTTGTCGCCACCCAGTGCCCATGCAATCGCATCCAGTACGGAGGTTTTGCCCTGGTTGTTGTTGCCGCCGATGATGGTCAAACCGTTTGCAGACGGTTCCAGCTTTACCGCTTTGATTCGCTTAACATTTTCGATTTCCAGACTGTTGATTTTCACGCTCATTTTTCGTCCTCCCGATGTAGTTGTTCGTCTTCCCACTGGCTGTTATGTCGCCGCCATGCAACCCAGGCCCAGAAGAGTGCCATTGCAATGCCGCCTAAAATCATTGTTTGCATGTTCTTTTGCCTCCTCTTTTATCCTTTTTCCTGCAGTGTTCGCAGGTTAAAAGCTGCTTGTCCTCTCGCTTCCTGCCGCATCGGGTGCAAAGCCCAGCGGCTCTCCATGCCTCTCTGACTGCTTTTTTCTTCGCCGACCGTTCTGCTTTCTGCTCGGACGTTAATGCAGCGTACCGAAAACGGTTGCTTGCATTCATCGCTTCCCGGCATGCTTGGCAAGTAACAAGCCCGTCTACTGCTGGGGCGTTGTTGCATCGCACACAAATGTGGTTGGCTTTATACCAGTTGTAGCTTTCCAGTGATTCTTGATTCTTCTTCAGCCGCCGTTCTTCTGGGGTCATCATTTTATCACCTCAATTTTTGGGCTGTACACCTCGTCCCTGCACAATTCCAACGCAGCCCGGAAAGTGGCTTTTTTGATGTCATCATCCAGCGTTTCCGTGATGCTGATAAACGCCGCCAGCAACATCTTAGCTGCATCTGCTCTGTTGAGCCCCATTGAATGAATGCGAACATCATGTTGATTCCAGTCACCTTTTACAACGATTTTTCCCATCTTTTCGCTCCTCTCTATCATCTTCCAGGAGAAAATCATACTCCCCAGAAGTATCATTCCGAACCTTGTCTGCAAATCCGCAAGCATTCACGCCGAAGAGCATCCGTAGCAAGTCATCCGTTGTGAACTGCATTTCCGGATTCACACGGACGCTCTGAACGACAGGTTTCGCCATTAGCTTCACACTCCTTTTCCTTCTTTCGGTTCTTCATCTCGCACCATGGACAGATGAAAAAACCTGTTTTCTGAATCGGAACGTTAAAATCCAAGTCACACTGCTCGCAGTACATGTATTTGAACCCGTTCCGATACTCAACTTTCCGGCTCATGCTCTGCCATCCGTTCTGGATGTTCTACGAACTCCGGATTCCGTTTGTAGAACTCCACAATCATCATCGCCAACGCTTCATAGACCGAACGGTCTGCCTGCTCCGTTGCAGGCACAACGCTGACTTCCATTGGTTTTTTCATGCTGCACCTCCTCCACAAACCGTATTTCTGTTTGCATTTGCAATTGCCATACCAATTGCAGCCCATGTAACCTGTTTCTGTTCTTCCTGCGGCAATACGCCAAGTACAGTAAGCAGCGTAGACAATTCCTGCACATCCACCGATAAATGCACATTTGTGCAAATTTGATGAATGGCAGCTAATGTGCTTGCATTCAGCATAAAGATTCCTCCTTTCAGACGGCATCCTGTTCAATCAGCGGCAACAGTCCATTCGTCTTCAGCAAATCATAGATAAACAGCCGTCCTTTCTGCGTCCAGTAGGTATGGACTTTGGTGTGCTGCTGCCCGTCCGCTCCGGGGAACGTCTGCGTTTTGGTGCTGGTGTAGCCCTTTTCTGCATACTTCTGATACAGCAACCAGTTTTGCCCTTGCTTATACTGTACGCCGTTCTGATGTAAATAGCGATTCAGCCAAACGCCAGACTTTCCGTAGTCCTTAGCGATGGAAGTAATGGAAAGCAAGTCTTTGCAGTTCAGAACTACATCATAATAGCTTGCCTTTGGTTGCAGTTCTGCAATCTGCTGTTCCTGTACGGCTACCGTGGTTTCCAGCTGGCAGCAGTGCGTTTCCAGCTGTTTCAGCTTGGCGTTGGAGAATTGCAAGGCTCTTGCCATAATCGCTTCGGGGCTGTTCCACTGCTCCTCAACCGCAATAAAGTATTGCCGCATCTGCTTGCCCTTGTCTGTCCGCTGGAGCATGCAGAGTTCCTTTGCCATGGGGATTGTCAACTGGTGGTCGGTGATTTCTCTTGTAACCTGCCGATTTCCTTCCGTGCGAACCTGCTCAAAATTGAGCGGGTTGAAATCAGCACCTTCTGAAAATCCGTATTCGCACATTCTCGGAAACCAGTCCTTGTATGCGGTTTTCACTTCCAGAGCCTCCCACAGTTCCCGACCCGATACGGTCGGGCAGTCTACGTTCTCGTAGTTGACTTTGATTAGTTCGTTCATCACGATACTTCCTTTCCGGCTTTCGCCGTTGTTATTTGTGCCCTTACGGGCGGTGGGTCGGGATACGCTCCCGACGGGCGTTGTTAGTATAAGGCAAAGGTTGGAGGTAATGCCCACGATGCTGCCACATCGTCCCCGTGTTGCCGGTAGGTCAGCAGGATGTTATCTTTTCAAGGCTTTTACTTCATCGGAATAAAACGAGTGCCAACCTCTCAAGCCTAAAAAACGGAATCCGGTAAAATCACGTGGCATTTCGACAGGAATATCATAGAAATTCATACCTGTTCTTTTTTCGATTTCTGCCATGATTTCCTCGCCATATTCCGTGCAATTATCATAGCAATGAATAAATTGTTCTCCATAATAAAGGCTTACATAGGTATTATTTCTTATTGTCAACTTGTATTTTCCCATTTTCGTTCCCTCTCTTTACGCTCGCTCAACGCTCGTTTAATGCTCAGGCGAGTGTTAAAAACAAGTGTTAAGCATTCATTCATGTTGAAATAGCTTGTTGACAGAAACATCCGAAAAGAATGTTTCCTGAATGCGGATTGCTTCATCCAGCGAAAACCGCAGGTTTCCATTCAGCTTAAGTGTAAATGTGTTTGCCTGCACGTCCAAAAGCTGGTAAATATCCTTTTTTGAAATCTTCCGCAGTATGATTTCAGATTCCAACACCGGATAATAGGCTGTTCCATCTCTCTTCATGTCTTCACCACCTTTCAATGTTTCTATATGTTGAGTTGACGAAATATGCAAAGCGTGGTATAGTAGTATGGAAGGGAGGTGAGAAAATGGAAACAATTTCAGGCACTTTGCAAAGTTTTTTGTTGGGCGTACAACCAACTTTAGATTCGCTCTATGAAAAAATGCAACCAATCATAGAACTTTCTGATACGCTCAACGCACGGATAAATTCCATTGGAATTCCCCAACTCCCACAAGAAACTGTTTACGCTGTCCGTGAAATCAGTGTAAAAACCGATTCACTTCGGCAGAGCATAGAAGAGTGGATGCAAAATCTGAACGTTCCAGCAGTTCAATCGAAAATTACAAAGCCGCAAATAGAAGAACAGATTCAGAAAATGGATGATACTGAGAAAGCTCAGTTTGCAGCTAGCTTATTAAAATCCATCCGTCTTCTTCCTGCATCCACAAAAAAATGGCTTTTTTCTAAATTTGGTGCTCTTAACATTAACGTCATTGTTGGAACTGCAATTGGGTATGTTGCCTTAAATGCAGTTAAAATCCCATTCAAAGCACTTGCAGCAGAAATCATCGTAGAGCTATTGAAACTCCTCACATAACATCACATTGCAGCAGAAATCCAAACGATAAGTATACCAATTGTTGAGATAGAAGAAAACAACCGATGCATCCATTGTTTGCTGCTGTACGCATCTAATGTTTCTCCAGCTACCGCAACAGCAATGCCAAGAGCCAAAAGTAAAACTTTTCCTTGAAAAGACATACACACCCTCCTTTCTTCAGCCAAGCGTTTCGGTTCTCTCCTGCCTGCTCTGGTTTAAGTTTTCCGCTGCCTGTCCTTGGCTGTGGTTTTCAGCCGTTCGCATTTTGTCCTCGACTGTGATTATATTATACTACGTTTTGTGTACGATGTCAACAGAAAAACGATAAAAAGTTATACAAAAAGCAAACGATTTTTTTGTATAGTTTGCATAATGAGAACGAACGGACTAAAATCCCCTTGACATCGTACACGTTTCGTGATATAATGAAGCGGAAAGGAAGTGATGAAATGGCATGGTTTAATGTCCTAAAAGCATTAAGAGAAGCATCGGGTGAATCGATGTCGGAAGCTGCGGATGCATTAAACATAGCAAAAAGTACATATGCAAGCTATGAATACGGAAAAAGAGAACCAAATATTGAAATGCTTACAAAAATTGCAAATCATTATAATGTAACCGTTGACTATCTGCTTGGGCGAGAGCCTGCTCCGGATGACCCGATTGAAACGCTCTCCAGAGAATTAAACCTGAATCTGTACGAAAAAGCAATTGTGACAGCGTATCTTGCAATGGACACAAAAAGCAGGACGGATTTGGTAAGAATGGTGCAAACTGTAGCAGATGCCGTTCAGAGCGGGGCGGAATCCAAGTATACATACACTATACAAGTTGCAGCCCGTGGCGGAGAACCACCGCATACCGAAGAAATGACGCAGGCAGAAGCAGAACGAATTGCAAACCTGCCACGTGTGCCGGATGATTTGTAATGCATAAAAAAACGCCCTCGTGTTACAATAACACAAGGGTGAATTATGTTGTATTATGGTAGATATCAGCATATCAGAAATGCAAGCTGGCAATGCCTGATTGATTGCCACGTGGCGGAACTGCCGCTGAAACCCGTGCAGATTGCTGCACAATACCAGCTTCAATGCGTTTATGATGACATTAAACAGGCTGGGAAAGTGACCAATAACGGTATCATCTTGCTGAACAAGAGCCAATCTGTGCAACGGCAGCGTTTTACGGTCATGCATGAACTGGGACACTATCTATTAGGTCATGTTGGCAGTGACCCACGCTACCGTGACAGCAGCCGCACCGCAGAGGAGCAGGAAGCTGACCGTTTTGCCGTGGGCTGTCTGATGCCGGCTTGCGTGCTGTGGGCGTTGCATGCCACCACAGCGGAAGAAATTGCCGCACTCTGCAATGTGTCTATGCAGGCGGCAGAAATCCGTTCCAGACGGATGCAAATCTTGCTTGCAAGAAATAAATTCTTAACGCATCCGCTGGAACGACAGGTATTTGAACAGTTTCAACAGTTTATCAACAGAAGCTAAAAAATCCGCCCTGCAAGGAATTGTGGGGCGGTACAATTAAGGAGCGATTATGAAAAGAGCAGTGTTTTATGGTCGTTATTCCAGCGACAGACAGACCGAACAGA